CCTGTTTTGAGGCATTTAGTTAGGTCAGGCTAACCTAAGTGCCTAAGATAGCCTACTCATAGGCTTTTCTTAGCCTACTAATAAGTCTTAGATAGGCTATGTAGAGCCTAGATAAGTCCTAGATAAGTCTTACATTGCTTCTTCTAAGAACAAATAAGTCATCACAAGTGCTCACATATGTCAAATAAGTCATAAATAAGTCATAAATAGGCTGTTTGGTCGCTAAAATCGGCATAAAAACGGCATTTTTTTCGGCATTTTTGGCCGCTTCTCGAAACAAATTTCGATGTGCTCGCCAGTAACCGTAGCCGTCTCACCCACCAAAGGCAAAAAACACTAATGTATCTTTTTTCTCCGTCAGTAATAAGTTTTTATCGCATAAGGGCCGCTCCCGGATTTTCCAAAAAAATCGCTTCCAATACACAGTGCTAAACTCAATACATTATGAGTAAAGACAGAGAATACGCTAGAAACTATCAACTCGGCCAAGACGAAGTTGATTTCATCAACGCCCTTACGAAAAAAGCAAAGTACTACCGAGCCAAGCAACTTTTTGATGCGGGTTGGTCGCTACAAGCAATAGGAAATGCGTTTACGCCAACGCAACAACGCTCCACTGTTCAGTATTGGACAACACAGGCTAACCCAGCCTTTGCCACAAACAAACCAGTTCCATCTCCTTGGGGCGGGTTCGCCGACGCTCCTATGCCAAAACCCGTAAAAGGCTATCAACTCAAACGCCCTAAGTCCCCCGGTATTACACAAGAAACACAGAAGCGTTTGCGAGAACTAGCCCCCCTTGCTCGTTATTATAGAAGTGGTATGAATTCATCAACGCCCTTTGCAATAGCAAACGAAGAGATGACGGCAATAGTTCGGGAGTTATACAATAACAATGTCAAGATTGCCGAGATTGCGAGAGCAGCGGGAATTACAAACCGAGCCATTGCTCGTAGATTGGGTAAGTAATGAAAATAATTCACGACATCTTTCCGTCTCACCTAAGCGTTGCTCCAACCGATTATTCAGACGATGTGTTTTCAATTGAGGCTCAGGGAAATCCAAAGGGCGTTTTTTACCGAGACATTACTCGTATAGTAATTATTGAAGATGAAAAAGGTCTAACGATTTGGGTCGCTCAAGATTCACCAACAGGTGCTCAAATTATTTTCCAAGAGCGTTTATCAGAATTTTACAAAGCGGACAAACAAGAGCAGGTGTCCAGAGCAAAAACCATAAGCGGAAAACTCATAGCGTTTCAAAAAGACAGCAACTGTGGATGCGGGTCTAGGCTCAAGAGTTGGAATCCGTATCGCACACTTCACTCCGTAAAGGACCAGTTCTAATGTTTATTGACCCATTTACTTTTATTCTTATTGCCCTTGCCGTTTTCAGAATTAGCAGACTAATTATTGAAGACCAAATCTTTGAGCGTTTGCGAGAAGCGATTTGGAAAAAGTTTCCACCACATACTTGGCTAGGTTATTTGATTACTTGTTATTGGTGTTTGAGCATTTGGATTTCATCGGCTTTCGCAATTTGCTATACAATAGTTCCTGTGGCAACTGCTATCGTTGCTCTACCTTTTGCATTATCAGCAGTTGCCGCACTCATTTCCAAGCGTCTAGACGACTAAAGGAGAACACAACTTGGGCGTTTTCAGGCGTGATAAATCACCCGCAACAAATACTCCACAGCGTGGTATTCGTGCTTCTAATCCAGTAGCGAATACTCTCCCTGCTAACTCTGTTTTTCTAAAACCAGTTCCTAACGCTGCCCCGTCTGCCCCTTACAACGCACCTAGAGCATTGACCGCTGCGGCTGCTCAACTAAAAATTGGCGACAAGTCCGAAGCCGAGCAATTCAAAAATCGTAGGGCAGCAGCGTCGTCTGCTTGGCAATCAGAAGCGTGGGAATACTACGACGCAATTGGTGAAATCAAATACGCTTTCAATCTTGTTGCTAGCGTTGTTTCTCGTATTCGTCTTTATCCAGCAGTAGTTTCTAATCCCGCTGAAAGCCCAAGTCCAATTAGAAATGTTGAAGCCTTTGACCAGCGTATTGTCGCTGCCGCTGAGCGTGCTCTAGCAAGACTTGATTCAGCGTATGGCGGTCAGGCTGGTCTGCTAAAAGACGCAGCACTAAATCTCCAAGTAACTGGTGAGTGCTACCTAAGTCAAATTCCTCAACGCCCTTCAGATGGAACTCCAGAGTCTTGGGATATTCGTTCCGTTGATGAAATCACAGTTGATAGCAGAGCAAATGTTGTTATCAGTCCTAGACGAGAACTAAAGACCGCTGGTGGTGGAACTCAAAAGGGCGTTTATGTTTTGCCGAAAGGTGCGTTCATTGGTCGTATTTGGAAAGCACACCCACGCTTTTCCGAAGAAGCCGATTCATCAATGCGTGGAATTTTAGACTTGTGTGCTGAACTTCTACTTTTGAACCGCACATTCCGTGCAACGGCGCGTTCCCGTCTGAACGCTGGTGCGCTCTATCTGCCTGACGGTCTTTCGGTTGCTGCTAACCCAGACCCAGATTTCCCATACACAGATGCCGATGGTATCTACGACGGCCCTACTCCAGAGGAGTTGGAAGACGAATTTGAAGACCAACTTATGGATGCTATGACAACTCCTATCAAGGATGAAGATTCAGCGTCTGCCGTTGTTCCGTTGATTATTCGTGGACCTGCTGAACTTGGAGATAAAATCAAGCAGTTCAAGTTTGAGCGTTCATTTGACCCTGCTCTTGCTCAGCGTGCTGACCGTGTTCTTGAAAGAATTCTTCAGGGTCTAGATGTTCCAAAAGACATCGTTACTGGTCTAGCAAATGTGAAGTATTCAAACGCACTTCAAATTGACGAGGCTTTGTACAAGGCTCACATTGAGCCACTGATGTTGCTTATCGCCGACGCTCTTACAGTTGTCTATCTACGCCCATACCTACTTGCTAACGGATTTACCGAGCCAGAAGTAGAACGCATTGTTGTTTGGTATGACCCATCACAGGTTGCTACTCGCAATGACCGTGCCGCAGATGCGGACAGCGGTTTTGAGAAGATGGCAGTTTCGTTTGAGACTTGGCGTAGAGCACACGGTTTCTCCGAAGCAGAGGCACCAAGCCCAACCGAAGTTGCGTTGCGTTTGCTTGTTGAAAAGGGAATGATTACTCCAGAACTTACTGAAGCAATGCTTGGTGTTGTTGCTCCAGATGTTATGGAGAAAATCCGTGCTTCAGCACAGGCAGCACAGCCAACTCCAGCAGTTCCGGGTCTAGACCAAATGCTTCAGGGCGGTCCGCCACCTGAAGGTGGAGAAGCACCACCCGCTCCAGAAGAAGCACCACCTGGATTAGCAGAGCCAGGAGTAACCGAAGAAAGTGCTCCAGTTCCACCGACAGAAGAAGTCGCACCGCCACAGCCTATCGCTCCGTCAGACGCTACTCCGCCAGGCCTAGCCGAACCTACTCAGTAAGAAAGAAAAATGCATCAGAAATTAGCAGAACATCTAGCAGTATGTTTAGCCGATACGGTTACATACAAGTTCATTGCTCACGGCTATCACTGGAATGTGAAAGGTCCTGAGTTCACTCAGTTTCACGACTTCTTCGCAACACTTTATGAAGACGCTGATTCAGCAATTGACCCGTTAGCCGAGAATATTCGCAAACTTGGGTTTGACGCTCCATTTACTTTAGAAGACTTTGCTTCTCTAACTTGCGTTAGCGTAAATCCAGTTTCAGGCGACCCGATTGAAATGAGTAGCAATCTATACGAAATAAATTGCCACCTTAAAGAGTGTTTAACAAAAGCGTTTGATATTGCCAACGCTTGTAATGAACAAGGAATTGCCAACTTCCTAGCAGAGCGTATTGACCAACACGCTAAGTGGGTTTGGCAAATAGGCACCACTATTGGTGCTGACTCAACCGTCATAACCAGAATCGAGTTCAAGTAATGAGTGAATACGAAAACTTTGACCCTGTTGATGAAATAAATAAAATCATTGAAGGTGCCGACAGACCTGCTCTTCCATCTGTTTATGTGAAGAAAGATAAAACAAATGTTGTCATCGAAGGTACTGCTTTAGTAGCGTCAGCAAACAGCAAAACTCTTCCTAGCCGTAGAGTTGGAAGATTTGAAATGCTTGAAGTTCTAGAGCGAAGTCTCAACAGAACAGTCACCAATTTCAACAACCCCTCTCAAAGAGCGTTTACCGCAATGAGAGAATTATCAGACTTTGTGAATATGGCAACTACTGGCGCACAGCCAAAGATTGCTGGAGAACACAGAGACCTACTTCCAGTAGGACACCCCCTATCAACCAGACCAAACGACTTTTCTGAGGAAGAGTTGGCTCAAGCCCGTGCTGAGTGGATGTCGGCAGACCCTAGAATTGCCGAAGAGTTCCGCCCATTAGTCGCTACTGCTTTTGTTACACCAGAAGAGAGCGTAGAGCGTGAGTATCTAATAGCAAAGTTGGAAGCAACTAACGCTACCCAAGTACCAAGGGATATCATCCTCGGCTTGACCGCCGCTGGAAACCCTTACGCTGGGGGGAACTCTTTTTTAGCACGAAGCGCCAGGGCTAGGGCTCAGCGCCGCGACAGAAGAGGTCGCTTTGCTTGGATGGGCGGTGGAGCCAGAGTATGGCTCGGAAAATTATTTGACGCAGTATCTTCTTTGTTCAGATTTGCTGGATACGACGCAAAAACAGATTCGTTTGACCTAGAGGGCGTTCCAGGTAGCCCTTACTTTGGAAAAGTTATTAGCGTTCCCGCTTCACAAGTAGAAGCGATAAAAGCAATTCTTCCAGACAGTTTAGGGTTGCCAGAGCCACGCTCAAAGAGCGTTGCTAAAAATTTAATTGTGGACCCAAGCACTTTACAACTAAAAGATGCTCCAACTGGTTGGGAAAAAGTTTCTAGCGAAAACGGCGTTGATGTTTTCCGTTCCGCTGATGGTTGGATAGCAACTCGCTATCCTAACCTTGCCTCAGCACCAAAAGAGAGTAGCATCACTCGTACTCGTGGTGCTAATTCTGATAAAAGCATAAATCCAGACCTACCCGTTTATCACATTGCCCAAGGTTCCGCTGACGGAACGGTAGTTGATAAGCCATTTGCCGTGGCTCAGGGGTGGGGTGACGCTCAGGCGTTGATTGCTCGCTATGATAAGAAACTTTCTCCTAGCAAAAAGAAAGCCGAATTAGATGAACCACAAGAGCAAGGATTTATAAAAGGCTGGAAAAAGCAAGAAAGAGGCTACATACCAGCGGATTATAATCCTTACGGATACTACGCTGGGGGCAGAGATGTCGCTATGGGAAACGATTCTTATACAGACCCTAGTGGCCGATTTATTGCTGTATCTATGGCTCCTAAAAAGCAAGAGCAAGCCAAAAATGTTAGAAAGCAAGTTCTTGAAAGTGGGAAGCCAATTGAAACTTTTGACGGTGCTAAAGACTGGGATGGCGATGTAAGCAATTTATGGAGACTTGAAAGAGTAAGAAGCGACGGTAAAAGAGAGATACTTGGCTACTACCAAGATACCGAAGACATTGAGCGTGATACTGAAATTCCAAAAGACCTAGAACAAGGACAAGATTTCTACGAAGAAATAATTGCCAACACATTGCAGTGGGGCGGAAACTCGGTTGATTTTGTTGATGGAAGTAATCCAGACCAAGGATATTTAGTTGCTCACGAGGCTGATGTTGTGCAACCAGATGGAAGCGTAAAAAAGCGTGAGCAGTTAGTTACTCCAGAAGACTTTATGGACCCAATCGAGGGGCCAAAAATTCTTCGTGCTTATGCTTTAAAAAACCAAGAAAAACTTATGGAAAAAGGTTTTTATCTTGGAACTTGGACAGACATGGTTGAGGTGAAAGACGAAAATGGAAATGTAATTGACAAGAAAGAAATGGTCTTTCTAGATGTCAGTGAGTGGATAAAAGATTTTGATGATGCATTTGACGCTGGAGAAAAACGAGGCGAAATTGCTATTTTTGGTGCCTCAGAGGGCAAGAGTTATTACATTGAAGTTGAAAAGCGTAGAAGAGAAACAATACGAAATACTCCAGTTCTAGATAAAGAAGAAGATAAAAGAGTTAGGGAAGAATCCGACAGGATTACAGATGAAGAAAATAAGTGGTTTAGAGATAATTATGCAGTTTGGCAAAACTTTGAGCGTGATACTGGAATAGGATTTTTTAAAGACGACGGTTCTCCAAATCCAGAAGTAGCAAAAGTAAGTCCAGAAATTTATGAACACCTAAAACGCAGAGACGACGCTGAAAAAAATAGAAATTCTGTATTCCAAAATTACATTCGTTCAGTTTTTGAAATGGCTGACGGTATGGACCCGGGCGGGAAAAACAACGGACTTGCTGTTAATCAAGGTTTATTAGACATTAGAGATAGGTATGTCGGCGACGATGAAGCAACTCTAAAGATGAACGCTGGTCTCCGAGAAGGTCAGGTTGCTAGTTCTAAAGTAAAAAGCGTGGATAGGCTTGTAAATAAATCTAAATTAAAACAAAACACCGTGCTGTATAGGGGGGCTTGGCTAGACCCTGAGTTGGTAAGTCAAATAGAAATTCAGGACTCTTACTTTGACAGAGGTTTCCAGTCTTCTGGACTAGATGTAGACATCGCAACAAGTTATTT